AGAAGGTCTTGCAGACTTTGTTTCAGCAAATAAAGATTTAGCAGATATTTTTACTGCATACAATTCAAGAGCATTAGTTGCTATTGTTTGGACTGACTTGGTTACAGGCGATAAGTCGGTTTCTCAAAGTGCTTACATTACTTCTTGCGAAGTTTCAGCACCAATGGAAGATGTAACTACTTATTCAATTGAGTTTGCAGGAACAGGCGCACCAACATTTGCTACAATAGCATAATTAAAACAAACAAACTATGAACGGAATACTTGAAGTTACTCTCAACGGAGAAGTAAAGCAATTAAAATTTTCAAACTATTCGCTTGAAACTTATACAAGGATAAGCGGTAGTGATATTGGTAATATTAAAGAACTTGGAGAAGATTATAGTCAGTTACAAATGGTAGCTGATTTAGTTTATTCGGGTTTGGTTGGATATTACAGAGGTAAAAGTTTAATTATAGACTTCACATTTGAAGATGTAGTTGAGTGGGTAGATGACTTAAGTTATGAAGGTCAATTACAAGTTATTAAGTGCTTTACCGAAAGTTGTTTAAAGATAACGCAAGAAATGATAAAAGCATTTAAGGCAATGTCTACCGAGCAACAAGGAGAAAAAAAAAAGTAACTTGGGATGATATCTTGGATTGTGCGGTGATGGACTTGGGTTTGTTACCGCATATTTTTTGGGATATGACTTTTGTGGATTATTATAGGTACTTTATTTATAAAAGAAAGCAGGATGCAAGCGAGTGGGATAGAACAAGAAGTTTAATGTCTTATATTCTAAACACACAAGTTGAGAAAAAAAATCAAAAGAAACCAAAAGAAATATTGCCTTTATGGACTGATATTTTAAGTAGGTTAAATAAGAAAATTACCATTACTACTCAAAAAGATAAAGAAGCAATTTTGGAAAAATTAATCCCGAAAGAAGATGGTAAATGAAAAAATAATAGTTGAATTAAGTGCTGATATTAAAGGTTTAAAAAGCCAATTAAATACTGCTCAATCTGATTTACAATCATTTGCTCAAGCAAACAAACAAACAAGTTCTAATATACAATCTTCTTTTAATGGTGCTACTGAAGGAATTAAAAACCTTGTTGTAGGCTATTTAAGTTTAAATGCTGCAATTCAAGCAGTAGGTGCTTCTTTTAATACTGCTTTAAAATTAGATGCCGTTAATTCGGCTTTAACTGCTGTTTTAGGTTCTTCGGAAGTAGCAGCACAACAATTCCAACGCTTATCTGAATTTGCAGACAGATACGGTTTAAATCTTCTTGCAGTTGGCGAGGCTTATAAAAACTTTGCAGCAGCAGCCGTTTCTGCTAATGTCCCTTTAGAACAAACAAATTATATTTTTGAATCAGTAGCTAAAGCAGCTTCAGTTCTTAAATTGTCTAACGATGATTTAAAAGGTTCTTTGAATGCTTTAAGTCAAATGATATCAAAAGGAACGGTATCTGCTGAAGAATTAAGAGGTCAATTAGGCGAGCGTTTACCTGGTGCATTTAACTTGGCTGCAAAAGCTATGGGTGTTACTACTGCTGAATTGGGTAAGATGCTTGAGAATGGCGAGATTATGGCAGGAGATTTATTGCCTAAATTAGCTTTAGAATTAAATAAAACATTTGGAGATAAAATTACAGGTAATGTAGATTCATTACAAGCAAGTACAAATAGATTAAGTAATACTTTTACAACTGCTATTAACAACGGTCATATTGGAGAAGTTTTTAAAACAATAATTGATGGTGCTAATAGAACTTTAGAAATATTTGAAAGTAAATCTTGGGGAGAGTTTTTTAATAGGTTTACTGCTGCAATAACTGGTAATATTGCACTTGCTGATACTTATTCTATAATGTATAATCAGCTAAATAAATTAAATAAAGAAGTTAAAAAAACTGATGTAGATGTTTTAAAATCATTTGGAACACCTGCTGCACCAAAAACAACCGTAACTAAAACTAAAAGACCTACACCAGGCACAAGTGTTTTAGACACTATGAAAGATTTAAGTGATGCCAAAGCTGGTATTGCTGCACAAAATTTAGCCGCATTTAATGCTGAAGTTGAAAAATTAAGTTCTAATATTGATGCAGTTAAAGGTTCTTATAATGGATTAGTTTCAGACCCTGCGATTGAAGCATTTAATCAAAATATTCAAACTCTTATAGGTTTAATGGGTAGTGCTTTAACAAGTGCTTTTGATGCTGCTTTAATTAGTGGAGAAAATTTCTTTAAAGTATTAGGCGATGCGTTATTAAATCTTGGTAAAAAATTATTAGCTGCGGTTGCAGCAGCAGTTTTATTAAGTGTAATTTTAGCCCCTTTCGGTTTAGGTGCTGGTGCAAGTTTTCCTGCAATATTTAAAGTATTATCAGGTGGTCTTGATTTTAGTCAAGGTAGTGTAAGTGGCTCACAAGTAGCATTACCTACTAATACACTTGGTCAAGGTGGCTATCAAATAGATATAATGGGAGATAAAATGAGATTACTATTAGATAACAACGCAATTAAAAATTCGAGGGTGGTATAATGGCTTACAATCATATTTATAATCTACAATTTAAAGGATTAGACCAAGTAGGTACTGATTTGTATTATCAAGTAAAATTTGAGAAACAAGAAGCTACCGTAGTGGTTTACGATGTAATAGAATTAACTCCAGCACAAGATTCTCCTTTCGTTTTAAATTATAAAGCCACAGAAGATAATATTTTTTCTCCTATTCGTTCTTCATTTGCGGATATTAAATGTTTTATTCCTACTAATTCTACCGTTCAGCCATATGATTTTTATTATGAAACTGATGAATTTACTTTAAGAGTAAGTTTATACGAAACAGATGGTTCTACTTCAACTTTAAAATGGCGAGGATTTCTTTTGCCTGATGTTATACAATATGAATGGCAGGAGCAATACTATTTACAATTAACTGCTACTGATAACCTTGCAGTCTTAAAGGATATTAAATACACTAAAGAAAACTTTTATTCATTATATCTTGACACTTCAGTAACTGATGGTATTTCGGTTAAGGATTACATTTGCAGATTATTAAGTAAAACTAATAGCGAATTGGATGTGGCTATATTTGCTCAATTTAATATTAGCGGTAACCTTTACGAGTTAGAAGATTTAAAAATGTCAGATTATACTGGTGTAGATTGGAAAACTTTTGAGCCTAAAGACTGCTATTTTCTTTTAACATCTTTAATGCGTTCTTTAGGATGTATGCTTTATCAATCTAATGCTAATGCTACTTGGTATATTATTTCTATAAATGATGTTGCGGTAGCTGATTTAATAGTTGATGGTAGCTTTAGTATAGATGGAACTGCAATAGGTCAGCCTTACGAATATTGGACTATTTCAGGAGATGTTGTAAATAGCGAAACAGGTGGTATTAATGGCGGGCAATGCCCAAGAATTAAAGGAGATAACAACGCAAATGTTTTACAAACTATTTCTATTACCAATATTGATTATGTTGTAGGATTTTGGGCTAAGAATGATGCTAATGCTTCTCCGCCAGCTTTTGTAAGAGTTGAGATTAATGGAATGGAAGTTTATTCTACTCCTATTGCAAATGGATTTAATTACTATGAATTTGAATATTCTTCAGGTTTAAGTGGTTCTTATGATTTACAATTTTTTAATAATAACGATGATTCAACAGGCTTTATGTCTTTGGATAATGTAACTTTTAAAGCTAAATATATTGTAGGATTATTATACGATACTGATGGTGTTGTTATTAGTTATACTCAATATTATGTTTATTCAAGCATAGGAAATACAGGTAGTGTTATTTGGTCGGATGTAAATCAAGTAGTTACTTTAAATAGAAGATTAACTAATGTACAATTTAAATATCCATACTACGAAAGAAATTTAGTTGATAACTTTGGATTTTGGAAAGGCTTTGCTCCTATTAGTGGTATTCCTTTTGATTGGGATAATCAAGGTGGACTTGTTACAAGCAATGTTACAAATGCTACAAATGTTCCTTTTGATGCTGGTGCTATTGATATTTTACAAGAAGAAATAAATACAGGTGCTTTAAATTTAGATGATTATTTATATACAAATATGAATTTATCTAATTTTACAAGTGATTATCCTAATTTAACTGCGGTTAAAGTTGAATGTGCAGTTAAATTTTCAACAACACATCAAGACAACGATGGTATTAACATAGCTTTTGTAAAAACACAATCAGGAGACCCAAGTGTATTTGGTTCAAGGTATTTGAATTGGACTGGAGTATGGGCAACAGAACCAGCATCTGCTTTTTTTAATGCTCCTTCAAGGATTCCAATTTTTATGGATGAACAAAGTAAATGGATGAAGTTTAAATGCTATTCTAAATTTGATACTAAAAATGTTACAGGTGTTTCGGGTTCACAAACAGGAACTTTAATTATAAGACCACAAAGAAGTGTTGCTTTAAATGCTGGAAATAGTGTAATGATGGATAACTTTAAAGTTAGTGTTATTCCACAAGCGTATCAATATACTAAAGG